TCATGGCGTTCTTTGATATACCAGTAACCGTTGAGGCGAACAAGTTAGGGATATTTAAATTTTTAGGAATAGGATCAGACAAATGGAAGAACTTAGAGGGGTTTGTGTTGTTGCCAGAAGTAAGGCAAGGGATGCTAGCTCTACTGGGTTTTTATTTTGGAAGCTCACAAGTTAAATAGAATACATATGTCATTATACGCAAACATTCACGCTAAACGCAAAAGGATTAAGGCTGGATCAAAAGAACGAATGAGAAAGCCAGGATCGAAAGGTTCGCCCACTGCTAAAGCATTTAAGCGATCAGCCAAAACCGCAAAAAAGAGTAAGTAATATTATGCCAAAAGGACCAGGAACATACGGAAGTAAAGTAGGACGCCCATCTAAATCTGCAACGTCCAGAGGCAAAAAAAAGCCAATGGCTGGCAAACGCAAAACTCGCTAATACAGTGGTAATAAATAAGAAAACTATGAAGTGTAATGTTCCGCGCAGGCAAGTGTCTGGCGGGAAGAAGTCTGTAGTTAAAGCCTGCCAGGGTGGAAAAGAAAAGATAGTACGCTTCGGGGATTCTAAAATGAGTATCAAGAAAAGTAACCCAGCACGTAAAAAAAGTTATTGTGCTAGGTCAGGCGGGATCAAAGGAACTAAAAACAAGCTATCCGCAAACTACTGGAGCAGGAGAGCTTGGAATTGCTAAATGGCTAGATACGACAGATACGGTAAACAAGATGACCGAATAGCGGAAGAACTCGATACTGGATTTACGGGGTTCAACAATCGCTTGCGTCCAGACCAGTTGCCTACAGGCGTATTGACAGAATCAAACAACGGTAGACTAGGACTCAATGGAGAGTGGCAAACGCGAAAGCCTATTAATTTTCTAGCATCTCCATTCCAGCCAGCTCCACTCAAAGTGGGGTCTGTTAGGTTACATAACAATGCGTGGCCTTCTATTACAGGAACTCCCTCTATTAGCGGCAGTACAGTAACAATATCTTTTGGGTCGAACGCATTTCCTTACGAAGGTCAAGCGGCTGCAAATTGGGTTGGCCAAGCAGTGAACCTTACTGGATTTGCGGGAACCAATGCAGAAGGTTCTGTCATTCCGATAGACGGGAACTACGCTATAGCATCTGCTCCAACCAATGACAGAATCACAGTAGTCATTACTGGACTTTCCATCATAACCACAGTGGGTACTGTTAGAGGTCCACACCTGGACGACACCGCTATCAATGAAATCGAAGATGCGATAGAGTACAGCGATCCAAATAACAATTCGGAAAGTTATGTACTGTGCGTAGGAACCAATAAGGCATCTATTGTAAAAACATCAGATAGTTCCGTCTTAGATATAGACTACCCCATTGGGATAAATGCAGTGGGAGGACAGGCGCTACAAGCATTCAATAAGGTATTTATCTTTAGAGACGGTAAAGTCGCTTTAGAGTGGGATGGTGACATAACTGGAGATCCCGAATTTACTAGAGTAGAAAACGGATCTTTTACCGATCCCGAAGATATTATAGTACCTGCTGGAAGCTTTCAAATAGTGAACCAGCTAGCAACGGTAGTATCTGAAACTGGATCACTCAACCAGGGTACTTCTATATTTATAAAAAACGGTGTAAATGCAGATATTACAGACCCTGATGAAACTGGGTATGACATTAGTGGGTCTGGACTAAGACAACCTGTTCCAAGAGATGAGCCTCCTGGAAGCTTTGACTTCGAGTTATTTGTAAAAGAAGTTTTTGTTACAGACGACAGCCCACTGACGATAAGTACAACTAGTCTTAGCACTACATCTGGAACAGGGTCTTTTACTGGGTACAACAAAGCCACGTTCACTACATCATCAGGACACGAGCTAAAGGTCGGTGACCCTATTAGTATAGCGAACTACCATACATCTGTTGATGGTAACAGGATCGTAGCTGAGATAGGTAGCACCACAACATTCTCAATTTATATATCTGGAACATTGAGCAGCCAAGCTCCTAGTGGATCTCCCACTGTAGGACTTAAAAAAGGTTTTACGTTCTCAGTACCTGCTGAATGTACAGATGGAAGCAAGACGTCAAAAGATACACTATTAGCTACTCCAACTTTCTTAGAAAAAGCATCAGAAGGTTCTGGGTTTATTCATATGCCAGCTCCTCCATTTGGAGCATACCATCAAAGAAGAATAGTAGTTCCGTTCAGGTACTCGATGGATGAGGATACTAGCGGTACAACAATTACCGATAGAAATATACATGATGAGCTTGTATTTTCTCAGATATTAGATAGTGATACTTACGATTTTATGTTTGGTCAGTTTAGGCTGAACGCAGGAACTTCTGATTTTATCGTAGGTCTGCACTCGTTTTCTGAAGATAAGCTGGTTGTTTTTAACCGAAGTAGTATACATTTAATTAGCAATAGTCTAGTATTGAAGCATTCTAAAAGTACTCTAATAACAGATGAAGTAGGATGCCTGGCTAAAAAAAGTATAGTTCAAGTAGCTAACAATCTTATATTCTTGTCCGACAATGGTATTTATGGTGTAGACTTCCAGGATCTGTACAACCTTCGTGGCAGAGATCTACCTCTTTCAGCAACTATTGAAGCAACCATTAAGGATATAAACAAAGATTATGCAGAGAACGCTGTAGCTGTATATTTCGATAACAGATATTTTATAGCTGTACCAACTGGAAGTTCGACAACTAACAACACACTTCTCATTTACAATTTTATTAACAAAAGTTGGGAGTCCGTAGATTCCGTAAACGATACTGCTTGGGACTTCACCCACCTAACCGTGGCTGGTAAAGGCCAAAACCGAGGAGTGTACGCAACCAACAGAACAGGAGGCGTACATAAGATCGAGGGAGGAGCTGGAGGAAATGATACATACACCGTACAGGTTGGATCTGCTTCTAAATCAGAAAGAGTCGTTTCCTCGGCCACCACGAGAATGTACACACTTCAATCTATAGATAGAAAAAAGTGGAACAATTTTGAGTTGCACATTGAGTCCGAGGCGTCACTTCCCAGCAATGCAAATATGTCTGCGGAAACAGAAAACGTAGACAGTAACATAGACCTTGGTACACTGGCAAGTTTTAACAACGGAAGCCAATTAACGGCAGGAGAAGACTACTCAATAAGAGGAAGAATTGGAAACAAAAGAGCGTACGGATTACAATTTACATTAGACACCACTTTAGGAAGACCAAAATTTAGATCTTTGAAGGTGGCAGGAGCTACAACATTTAGAAACTCAGGAACAGCAGAATAATGGCTATATTAAGCAAAGGAACAACTTACGCCGATGGCGATCAAATAACATCAACGAACCTAAATGCACTTGTTGATAGCGCTACGTTCGCGGCTGGAGCAGTAGCGAATAACGGGGTAGAGCTTAACGGAAGTGGCCAGCTAGAAGTCCGTGGTAACGTAGACATCGGAACATCTAATCTGACAGCTACTGGTACTATTAGCCTGGGTGCTACTACGTTTAACGATAACAATATTACTAATGTTGGATCGATTGCCGTAGACACCATCATAGCAGACAATACAGATGTTACTATTGATGCTGCTGGAGATATTATTTTGGATGCTGATGGCGCGCAGGTCAGGATCAAAGACGGTGGAACAGAGCGGTTTGTATTTAATTTAGGTACAGCTGCTGAATTAGATGTTATTGGAGACTCAGTTACAATTCATTCAAACACAAGCGATGCTGACATAATTTTTAAAGGCAACGATGGCGGATCTACTGTTACAGCACTTACGCTTGATATGTCAGCCGCTGGAGCTGCTACGTTTAATGACAAGGTTGTTGCTACAGAACTAGATATATCTGGAGACGTAGACATTGGTGGTATAATTACTATATCTGATGCCACACCAATAATCAGAACTATATCCAACAGCGAAGATCTTACTCTGCGTGGAGGAAACACAGATGCAGGTGGACAGATAAAACTGTACGGTTCTACAGCGTCTTCAACTGGTAATGATATTCATTATTTTGCTAACGAACACGAGTTTTGGAATACAGGGGCTACATCTAAAATTGCGTTTAATGATAACGAAATTTCCTTTGGTTCGGCTCAGGATGTAAATCTTTATCGCTCTGCGGCGGATACCCTAAAGACGGATGATAGTTTTGAGATTGTTGGCAATATAGACGTAGACGGAACTACTAACTTAGACGTAGTAGATATTGACGGTGCGGTAGACATGGCAACAACACTAGCGGTTGCTGGTAATGTTGATTTTAACGGCGATTTAGATGTCGATGGTACTGTGACAGTGACATCCCTTTCAGGTGTATTAGCAAACGGCGTTACTGCAACTACTCAAAGTGATGGAGACAATTCCACTAAAGTGGCTACCACCGCGTATGTGGATGCAGCTACTGGCGGAGGAGAAGGCGGAGCGTTCACAACGCTTACTGCGTCTGGTGATGTAAACTTCGACTCAGGTACGTTCTTTACCGATGTTTCTGCCAATAGAGTAGGAATTTTAAACACCAGTCCAAGTGTAGCTCTTGATGTTACTGGGGAGTTAAACCTGTCGAGCCATGCGACGCTTGGAGCAAATCTTGTTCTTAAACGCGATTCGGATGCCTGGACGTCTACAACAACTTGGCTCAATATTTCTGACTACGGCATATTAAACTCAGGCGGATCTCATGCTCTTACTCTAAACGGAAACGGATATAGAAGTACTGCTGGTTGGACATCCTTTAATAACGATTCACGAGATGGAGCAACCCAGATTTGGCAATACCCAGAAGGGTATATTACATTCAACGCCAATAATAACTGGGCGACAACAACTGATGGAACTAATAAAACTGTTACGGAGCGTATGCGGATTAATGGCGATACTGGAAACGTCGGAATTAACGACTCTACGCCTACCTACAAGCTCGATGTAAATGGCACTGGTCGTTTTGTTAATGATTTAACTTTAGACGAGGATTTAATCCATAACAGAACAGGAGCGGGGGCGTTTCCTGGTTATAGTGCTGGTACATTTGGTGCAATTCTTGAAGATGGTGGATCGAACGGATCAACCTTATACATGAGTCGTAAAAACTCGTGGGCTTTATATCTTGCCACAGACACTACGCTTAACGCTCAAAGCGATAAACTTGTAGTATTTTCAGACTTAAACGGTCAAAGCGGAGATGCAGATAACATTGTTGGAGATATTACAATCACTTCTAGTGCTACAGCGTTTAACACCTCTTCTGATTATCGTTTAAAAGAAAATGAAGTAGATATTTCGGATGGCATTGATCGCTTAAATCAACTTAAACCGTATCGCTTTAATTTCAAAAAGAATACCGATAGGGTAGTAGATGGTTTCTTTGCTCACGAAGTTTCAGATATTGTTCCAGAAGCAATAACAGGAACTAAGGATGCAATGAAAGATCAGGAGTACGAGGTTTCTCCTGCGGTCTATGAAGACGTCGTGCATCCAGCAGTGGAAGCTACTTACGATGAAGACGGCAATGAGCTTACTCCCGCTCAGGAAGAGTACACAGAAAGCGTTCTAGTTACTGAAGCAGTGAAAGACACTCGCAGTGTTCCTGACTATCAAGGCATTGACCAATCTAAACTAGTACCGCTTCTTACCGCAGCACTGCAAGAAGCCGTAGCCAAGATCGAGGCTTTAGAAGCTAGAGTTCAAACATTAGAAGGATAACATGAGCGATCTAATAACACCAGGAATACCTGATATAGGCCCAATTTCGGCCTCTAACGAAATTGCAAACACATGGGGTACAGGAGACAGCCTGGATCGTCAGGTCAGCACGTTCGCAAGGAACAATCCAGAAGCTGCTGAAGAAGCTGCTAAAGCTGGGATGGATCTCGAAACGTATTATCTATATGAAATCCTTGGGCTGAATCCAGGTTCTTCTCAGCAAAACTTCTTTCAAAAAGTAGGTTCAGAAATTACGAATGTCGCAAAAAATAAAGTTGGGAATGTAGTCGATATTGGCAAAGAAGCATTTAGTGCTGGTAAGAATGTTGCAAAAGGGAAACCTAAAGCCGCACTAAATAACGCAGGGAATCTGGCAGATAAAGTTATAGAACTTCCGAGTTTCGGGACAAGTGAAGATGGCCCTGTCGGTAAACCAGTACACCAAAAGGTAGCAGATGCCTTCAACACTGAGGCACTAACCTCTGGTGCATTAAACTTCGGCAAAAATATTGTAGGTTCAGCTTCATCAATGGGTGGAGGCGTGGTTGGGAAAATAGCAGACGCTGATGAGGCAACAGTAATGGACAGCGGTGCAGCGGTAGGAATTTTAAGAGATGATATAACGGGAGAAGGAACCTTTTTAGGAGGTGCAAATACACTTATGGCAGACGACGAAAGAATTAATTACGACACTAGCACCTCAGGATCTAATCAAGGTTCTTCGGGGATGGATAGTAGGCTTGAAGGGTACTACAACATTCTTAGAGAACAGGGACCAGAGGCAGCAGCGATATACGCAGAAAACCTCGGACTTTTTGTTGAGGGAGTTGGTTCTGCATTATTTGGTGCAGCACGGCAGTACACAGACGAACAGCTAATGTCATACGGGAGATCAGTGGGCATCAACGATGGCTCTGTTCCAACCATTCAAGAAATTACTCAAGCTGGTGTTGTCCTAGATCCTTCTGAAGAAAGAAGGGTTATGGATTCCCTCATGGGTAGTCAGGTTGCTGGTGGAAGGCAGTTTGATCCTGCGGTAGCACAATCCGCTATTGATATGAACCAGATGATGTACAACCGCAGACAACCGTTCATTACAGCTGGTATTAACGCATCAAACATTGCTCCAGGTATTCAATTTGGTGGAGGTATAGCTGCAACAATGGAAGGTGCTTTGCCTTCTTTTTCTGACATTTTTAAGATGGATCAAGCGGATATACAAAACAAATTCAACCAACAGCTTCTAGCGTCTCAAGAAAGTGCATCAGATATAAACAAAATCCTTGGAACGGTTAATGCCGTTTCTGGTGCGTACGAATCAAATCTTTTTGGATTTAAGGATTTAATAGATACTACGAAAGAAAATCTTGGAATAGGACAAAAGAAAGAAAACCAATTTGTTATGCAAGATGATACTCTTGAAGATTTGTACAAAAAATATATAACAGGAGGAGGATAATTATTATGAGATTCGGACAACTACCATCAGTTCGGGAGATGACTCCTGATATTACACCTTTGCTTCAAGCTAGCCAGATGAAAGATCAGGCGTTCCAAAACATTACTGGGACTATATCTCAGTTAGCTGCACAAAAGCAGCAGAAGGAACTAGATAAACAAAAGAAACAGCAAGCTATAGCTGCTGTAACTCCTTTTCTGGAATCCCTTAAGCAGATGAATCCTAAGCTTAAAAATGTTAATTTTAGTGCTGCTGACTTAGTTGGGGCGGTTGGGGCAGACAAAGCTATGTCTCAAGTCCAAGATCTAATGACCGCTCTAAGCAATGAAAGAAATAAGGCGCAGGAGCTTGCTCTTCAAGGACAGGCAAATAAACTTGCTAGGAAAAAATTTAAGAAGGATAAGAAAGACGAAGAAGAAAAAGAACAACTTGATAATTTTAATCGCGTAAAAGGTGCTGAATTTTCAAATCTTAGAGCTAGTGTAGTAAGGGATCTAGGAGGGTCAGTAAAAGATGTTGATACTTTAGAGGGAATAACTCCTAGTGTTGTTTATGATAAAGTATTAGAAGTTTACAATAGTTCTCCTGATAAATATAAAAATCTTAATAAAGAAGATTTTAGCAGCCTTCAATCATCCGTTACTGACAGACTGTCTGAAATTGCAAAAGCTAAAGGAGAGGCTAGACAAAAGCTAGGTGAGGGAGAAATGAACTTTGAAAAGGTCAAAGAGTTATACTTCAGTAAAAAATCCAGTTTCTTAAAAGGTCTTAACGGGACAAAGGAAACTTTGAACTCACAAGATAGGATAAGAAGAACTGCTGGCGAGCTTAGAACATTCCTAGAAGATTATGTTGCTAGTGGACGAAGTCAAACCATAGATCAGCTTTTAGAGTCTAAGTTCAGGGGATCAGAGTTCGCGAACGTTATTGCTAAAGTAAAAGCCCTTGGTGGACAAGTTGGAGCAAGCCAGCTCATTGCTATGAGGCGAAACTCTAAGGACGGATCTTCGGGGTTTGGTCAGCTAACACAGGCAGAGCTTACTTTGCTTGAAAATTTATTTGGTGCAATTATTAACGAAGACGGAGAGATTGCTCCTACTCGTACGCTTTTAGATACGATGATACAAGTCGAACAAGTTATGGAAGGAAGACTTGCCCGAACAGAACAGATAGCTAGGGAGGAGTTTGGTGCATTGGCTAAGTCTTACGAAATTGACAATTTTGAAAGTTTTATGGTTCCTGACGGTGCACCTAGTGCATCATTAAGGCCTACAAGCGGATTAGGGCCTGTATTTAGGCAAGATACAAACAGAACCTCTTATCAGTTCAATACCGTCGAGGGATTAGTCCCTACAAGCGAATAACTTTAATTTTAAAGCTTTTGATATGTCTGAAGTAGTTGATATAGAATATCTGGATGAAATATTTGAGGTTCCTGAAGAAGGTTTAAAATTCTTGCAGTCTCTTCCCGTGGATAAACAACAGGAAGAGCTTCAGAAAATGTATTTGGGCGTAAAGCAGTCCAGAAAAGACAAGGAAATTAAAATAGAAAAGTCTAATGAAGCCAAAAGAATTCTATCTAGATTTGATCCAACAGTAGAAATTGACCAGTACTCTCCTCAACAGACAGAAATTCCAGGACTTGGCAAGGGTCCAAAGGAACCTTTTATAGCTTCTGCATTGATGATTCCAGAAGAAGATCTAGACACTACTTCTGGACTTTCTTATGGTGTTAGGTCAAAGCTTTCTCTTTTAGCTTCACCAGAGGCTAGAAGAGTTTTTCTAGAAAATGCTACAGGCGGAAAGCTTGAAACTTTAGAAATAAACGGCAGACCTGAAGACTATATAAGATACCGAGACGGGAAAGTTGTTCAAGTAGACGAAAAAGGATTCAGACCTAGGGATGCAGGAGACATGATGGGTGAGGTTCTTCCCCTTGGGGCGGAAGTCGGTGCAACCCTTGCCGTAATTAAGGCCGCTGCTCCTACTGGTGGAGCATCTCTTCTTACCCTTGGAACAGTAGGTCCTGCTGCTGGAGCAGCAGCTAGAGAATTTCAGTCAGTAATTGCTCAGGAAGGTATTCCTTTTATGTTCGAAGGTTTAGCCCCAGAAGCTCAGGTTGATTTTACGGATAGCCTTGGCAGGGCTGCAACAGAATTTGCTGTTGGTGCAGTACTAGAAACTGTACTAGTTGGTGTAGGGAAGTTCGCATACAAACCTAAAGCTATAGCAAAAACATTAGAAGCTGAAGTTGCTGACCAATCGGCGAAATCAGCAAAAAGTTTTAACAAAAAATACGAATTTGAAATAGAGTCAGGGGGTCTTTCTAGAGTTACAGAAGCACCAATGGCTAAAGATGATTTTGAGTTCCTTATTGGCAGCAGACCTGGATCAATGGCTATTCCCGTTGAAAGAGTTGGTACAAATATAAAGAATGTTCCAGACGTTATTTACGGAACAGAAAGGTTAGCTAAAAAAGAAGCTGCAGATACTGTTGTAAGAAACGCAGACAGACTCGAAAAGGCAGTAGTTCAAGCTGAAAAATCAGGAATACAACAAGTTGATTTGCTTGTTAGAGAAACAAATTCTGGTCTAGCAAGGCTTAAAGAATTTGCTTTAGGTGGAGGTGCGCCAAGGGCGGCTGCGGAAAGAGCTAGTTTAGTTTCCGCTGAAGTTGTTGAACAAACTGCTAGAAGCATAAAAAAAGAAAGCGATGAACTTTATGGGAAAGTCTTTAAGTCTGCTGCTGAAGAAGAAGTCGGGATTCCAATAAAAGATTTAGTACAAGTAGTTAGAGGTAAAACAATAAAGGCAAAGGGCGAAAAGAAATTAGCTCCCAAAAAGGTAGATACTGTAGTTAATTATCTTTTTGATGAAGTTATTCAAAAATATGAATTTAAAAATATTGCTGAGTTAAAGGATAGTGACTTTTGGAAAAACAATTCATTGGTTTCGTTTGCAGATCTTGATTTATTTTATAAAACAAACAAACAAGCCTTTGATACAAGTTCTACTTCTAAAAATTTATCAGCTAGAGATCTGGATCAAAGACTGAATAAATTAAGAAAGAAAGTAGCATCTAAATCCCAAGGGACAAAAGATGCTTTAGAAGCGGCAGATGGTTTTTATAATGAAACATATGTTCCGTACAAAAACAATGTTTACTCTAAGTTTTTTGGAAGCGAAGCTTTTGGTTTACAAAAGCCTGAAGTAGGAAATGCGGGAATAATTAGCATTTTAAAAGGAGACAATCCTTTAAAGTCCATTCAAAACATTAAATCTGCTAGGGAAAATATAGACAAATTTTCGGGACCTAACTCTGAAGCAAGAAGGATGTTTGACCAATCCTTAAGGTATCAACTTCTTTATAAAACTGGATTTTTGGGAGAAGTTGGCACAGTACCTAATGGAATAACTGGACAGGAAAAGTTTTTGTTTGATGAGGTTTTTGGCCCCAATATGTCTGATACAGTTCAGTCATTAAGCAAAGATGCTAGAATTCTTAACGTAGAAATAGATGCCAAGAAGACTCAGAAAATACTTCAAAAATACGTCAGAGAAGGAAATATAGAAGGTAGCAAATATAAAAATTCTGTTTTTAATTCTTTGAAAAAAATAGAAGACGCTAAGGACTTAGAGGCTCGAAATTTATTTAACACTAAAAGTGCGTTCGAGGTTATTCAGGGAGATCTAGATGGTGCTGGTAGGCTTATAATAAAAAAGAAAACCAATACTGATTCAGTTCACAACTTTATGAAGGAACTGAAACCAATAGAAAAAAAGTACTTTAGAAGGGCCACCCTAGCTGCGTTGATAGACAAATATGGAGCCCCCGATGGTGACGGGTTGTTATTCAACGGCAAAAAGGTTCTTGAAGTGATAGAAAGTAATCCTTCAAAGTACTACGGGGAAAACGGAATCTTTGGGCCTGATGGAAGAAAGAAGCTAAAACCATTTCTTGAGTTAGCCGATACTTATAACTTAGACATTAAAAAGGCTTCAAAAACCACTGTAGGGCAAGTAAGTTACGGAAATAGAATTATATGGAATGCAGCAGATCCAGGATCTCCGACGATTATTACAAACTTATTAAGCAATCTGTCTCCAACTGCGATTAAAAATAGGATAAAATCCAGGATAATGGCTACTGCCTACCTGACCGACAGCTTTGATAAGAAATCAGTTAAAGGATACCTGGCAAGGAGATCCAATTCCAATTTTAATTACGATGAAGAAGTAATAAATCAAGTGGTAAGGGATATGCTAGTTAAGGAAGATGGTATAGAGTTTTTGCTAGGCTACGATGATGAGCTAAGGGCAACAATGGTAGAATTCTTGGGAGGCTCTGGAACACAAAGTGCTCAGGGCCAAAAAACATTTATAAGAGAATCTATTTTAGATCGCCAATAAGCTTACGGTACTTCTCCTTAGTGCTCTCCCTCTTTGAGCGCTTCAGGAGCCTCTTGTACTTCCTTAGAAGCTTATCCTTGTCCGTTAGGTGCTTGGGGTGAATTGGGTTCTCAGAATAATCCTGGCCCCAGTACTCAACCAACTGAATTACTGCATCTTCTTTAGAAACTCCTAGATGCTTAAAGTACCTGTTGAAAGCGTTTATGACCTTCCCCTCAAAAGCGTTGACCTCTCGTTGGAGTACTTGCCTAACGTGCCCCGTCTTATGATCGTGATCTAAAACGGGGTCCGTTATAGGCAACCCAGATATAGGGTCTATGCCCTTCTGTTTTTTAAGGGCTGCTTCTCTGTAAAGCTTAATCTCTTTATGTTTAAGCTTCTTCGCCATAGTTCAGCCCAGAAAAGAACTGGTAGTTATCGTTCAGCTTCTCGAAGGCAGTAATGCCCCATTTCACCTTAGATTTCGGCCACTTCTTTACCTTCATGTCCGCTGACTCGCAGTCGAACACAACGCTGAACACGTCTGGAATGTAATCAAGTTCCCACTGCTTGGAGATAATCTGAGCTTCAATAGCTAATTGGCAACAGTCAGTGTCGTAGCTCTTGTTCTTATCGTTCCTGAACTTGAAGTCGTACAGCTCGTACTTCCCCTTATCGTTCATGCAAATAAGATCAAGCATCCCAGCGACGTTAAGATCATCATCTAGCACTGAAAGCTCCATGTGTACTGGAGCTGAAGAAGCACTAGAGATGTGCTCTATGAACTTAGCTGCGTACTTCTCGTACGGGCCGTAGTAATTAGATCCGTCTTGGTACTGCTTTAGGGCCTCTTCTAGACCCGCGTGAGCCTTTGTACCGAACTCTGATGACGTGACCTCAGTCCCGTCTTCGTCTGTCCTGTAACCCCATAGACGCTCTTTGAGCTTCGCTGGTGGATCGTCTGGGTACTTCTTAGTGAACTCAATAAGCTTGTTCTCTCTCCAGATGTTCATGTCGAACCCCGACAATCCCTTTGGCATGATAGAGAGAATACCAGTGACCGAAGGAGATACACCCCCGTGCTTCTTGGCTTTCGGAATACTGTTTACGGAATCAACTAGAGATACTTTACCATCGCTGTTTTTTTCATAGAAGTGCATATCTATTTAGCTACACGGTTCACAATTTCTTGCTTAATTTCTTCTATATCGGCCCCAGTGAGGTTCTCCCAGGCTCGCTCTACGTTTCTCTTAGCAAGATCGTGACCGAACTTCACAAGAGCGCTAGAGGTCATCCCTTGAAGAATATCAAGAACTGACTGATTATTGAACTGGTCTTGGATCATGTGATCCTTAACTTGTTCGTCGGATATGTTTTCTACTTTTAGATCTTTAGACATAAAGCCAAAGATGCTTTTTCAGTTCTGGAATGCAAGCTTTTTTTACTTCATCTCAGAATCTTCTTTAAGCCTATCCTGAACTAGCTTGGCGTACCCCTGAATGTCCTCGTATGTATCGAGGTGCTTGTAGTCCGCAGTAACCGCTCTAGAGATCTTGCTGAGTATCATGTCGAAAGCCTCGCATACATCAAACGGCAGTTCGGAGTACTTTACTCCATCACGAACAACACGCTTCAGCCGTTGGGCTATCTCGGCGTTGTCAGAGAACCTACCGTACGTTTCACCACGTTTTTTCAATGTTCTATCTATCATATCAATGTTCCCTAATTCTAATTTCTCTAATTCCGAATTGATGAAGTGCTTCTGCACAATCAGGGCAAATGTGTTTGTGCCCATAAATCCAAACTACGCTAGGAATCATTGATAGATCAATTTTTTTTAGCTCATCGATCAATCGGATCTCAGCGTGTTCTGATTCACAAAGATCGGGCTGAACGCCAGTGGGCAGATCTAACCTGGCACAGACTTGTCCAGTGTTCTCGCAATAATTAGCAGCTGTAACAAATCTCTCTCCAACCCAGCAACCAGCAGCAACAGCTTTTTTCTGGCAGGTGCTTTTAGGCTGAACCATTAGTCGTAAATATTCAAACTCAGTCATAGTGCCATCGGATAAACGCTAACCTCATCAAGATCATTTCGACCTCCGTTTTCCACAAACCCACACGCTATTGCTGGCTTAGGGCCGTGCTTTCCGTACGCCATTGCGTAACTTGCGTGGTCAATCCCGCAGCCAGATTGCATACCGAAAACCCTAAAGGAGTCACCAACCGCCCATTGCACGTAGCACTCCGTGTGATAATGCCCCTGCACGTTATTAACCATATCGGCCTTAGCCCTTTGGATGCCTTTCTTGCCCTCTCCGTGGCAGTACTTAACTCCATCTATATGGATACTTTCGTGAAATTTCCAATTAGGTGTACCTAGAACCTCTGGGCACGTGCGAATCCATCGCTTGCTTACCCCTGCACTAAACGCCTTACGGGATACGATCCTATCATGGTTCCCGATTACTACATCAGCCTTTGGGAATGCTCTGTACCAGCGCTTAACCTTCTTGATCGATAGGTCTAGCTCATCGCCAGCAGACATCCCATCTGGGTCCTGCTCGTGAAACGAACTATAATGTGAGTCAATTATGTCTCCAATGAATAGAACTCTGTTGCAGTTCTTTTTCTTGTACAGCTTTTTGCAGAACAAAAAATATTTGTCTAAACAAAAAGGTTCATGGAGGTCTCCTACTATTAGTAATCTATTCATAATAAGTTGGAGGCTAAGAATTCTGTACACAAGGCTCCGAACTCTTCGTCTTTGCAATCTACGTACTCTTGCGTACTGTAAACGGCGTGATAAATTTCGTGAGCTATAAGCGGCTTATCGTTGCTTTCCGTATAAACCAATATCCAAGGCGAAATTGTCCAACAACATCCCCTGCACTCTCCTAGTTCTATATCTTCGGTTATTCCAGACCTCTGAACCCATTTCTTAAAGGATTCAAAAGACCCACCTACCTGAACTAGGTAAGTTGTTGGCAAAAAATCAGATGATATATCAAACCGTTTCATAAAAAAAAGGGGCCTAGGAAAACATGAAAAACCTAGACCCCCTTGCTGTGCATTGTAACCGTCAGAACGCCTCTTCTTCCGAAGAGGAAATTTTATCAGATGTATCAGATGTAGGAGATTCGATGAACTCCTGAAACGAGTCCCACAGATCCCTAGCTAAATCCAGTGACTCGCTTGGGGTTCCTCCTCGTTCAGCAGCGATCTTGAAGATCATTGCCAACGAGATGGCTTGATCCCTAGCGGCTCCCTTAGTCTGAGCTGGCGTAGCTGGTGTAGCACGTGGAGGCTGTTGTACGCCTTCAGGCTTTCCGAAGGAAACCTTCCTCTTACCTGTCTTAGTCCGCCCTTTATCTACTGTTTCCACGATAGATCCAACATTGGCCCACCAAGGGGACTCGCTAGTTCCGTTAGCAAAAACGGTATCAGTCGAGCCTTCCAGCACAACTGCAAACGGGTACATCGTCCCGTACTTTGATTCCCAAGGGTCTGAGAATCGTTCGAATGATTTTATGGTATCCATACGTACTAAAAGGCATCAAAATCAGAGTCTGTCAAGTCCCAATCTGACATTTCTTCATTTTTTTCTATTTTTTCTAGATTTTGAATATCAGTATGGAACATTCGTCGGCTCTTTTGGAACCACAGATCCCTGTAAACGAGTATTCCGCTGTTCCTTTGCTTAGATACGTAGAACTTACCGTCGGGTTCTTCTGTTTGCTCTCCAGCTTCTAGCTTCTTCTCCTTCTCCTTATTTCTCCAGATGAGTGCAATGCTGTGAGATGCAGCTACTATGCCCTGTCCGCCCAGTATATGCTCGTTCTCTGGAACACCAGCCGTAGTCGCCTTCTTTGCGTCACAGTGTGCAATTAATATTACCGTGACGCGGTTATCGAGGGCGAATTTCGCTGCTTGCTTCGCTATACGCTCCTGACCGTTCCAATCGTCTTTCGCTGTTAGGTGCATCAGAGCATCTATCACAAATATATCGCACCCGTACCTTCGATTAGCGTACAGAAAATCATCCTTTAGGCTTTCCCATGAGTTGTCTACACCCTCCTCGGATTCTACGAACCAAAGTTTATCTGCAAGAACCTGCACCTCATCCTCGATCTTGTCAGGATTTGGGCATTTACCGTTCTGCATCCATAGCATCTGCATCAGCATCGACGAACTAGGTATCTCAAACGATGCAACACATCCCCTGCGATCATTTGCTGCCATTTCGTGCAGTACCATCTGGTACATCAACTGAGATTTGCCATGTCCTGCGTAACCACCCAGCGTGACCAGCTCTCCCTCGCGAAGTCGGAACGGAAGCTCAGGCCACATAAATGGGTTATGAGCCTTTTCGGACTCGTACCTGTGTACCTCATCAGCAACGTCGGCTCCTAAACTTGCTGCTGTACGTATTGTAGGAGGATCATTTGATTCCGCAGATTGTACTAGATCGGGAGCATCTGTAGGACGTTTCCGCAATAAATCGTTAGCATCGTTCACATCCTCTGGGTACTGCACAGTCTTGCACCTTTGAAGACCAAGGCGTTTAGCTATTTCCTTTGAAGCTCTCTGCCCAGCCTCATCGTTGTCCATAGCAATGTAGATGTTCTCGAAACGAGACAAAGCCTCGTAGTCGTTGTCAATCCAACCTAGGTTAGACACCCCGCTAGGAACAGACAGGCACGGCATCCCTACATCCATCTGATCCCAGGACATTGCGTCTATCTCCCCCTCGGTAATCAGAATACTCCTGTCGTTGTCAGTGACGTTCTGCCACCCCCAGAGCGTGTGCCACGCTTTAGTGCTCCAGATGTCTTTTTTACCGTTGTTCCGTAGGACACCCGTGCTTTTCAACATCACGTAATTGTCATCGGGATCATAGAACCTAGCAGCCCAGAAATCCTCATTCACTGCACTGTACCGCTTATGAGATCGAATTCCGTATTTCTGTAGTACAGCCTCAGATAGTCCACGCTCTTGCGACAGGTACTTCATCGCCTCTGTACCGCGCATAGACCCTAGAGCAGTGCTGCTGTCTTTAGAAACAGACGGACGTTCAGCTACAATAACAGGTTTTATGTCGTGTAGGCCACAAATCCGCCTAGCCTCCGTGAACGCTTCTCTCCAACTTGAATGCTTCCTAGCTATCAGTGCTAGTATAGGAATACACTCGCCTGTAGCTGAGTCCTTAGCTAGATACACGCCTCCTTTGGCTCGGAAAACTCCGCAGGACGAACCTTTGTTCCCGTCGAGGTCTCCCATCTCGTAGTTATTCCCACGCTTTTTGGCATCAGGAAAATACTTGCTCATAACGGTATCAATTTGACCCGATAACGCTACGTTAATTTCTTGTGGTGTACTCATTTTTTTTAACTATAAACTTCGAATCCTGACATCTCGTACAGAGAGTCCTTAATTAAATCATCTGCAACAGCACGGACGATTTTGCAAGCATCGGTTTCCCAAGGGCCACAGATGTCCTCTTCGATGTCCCACGTTATGATTTGCTGTAGCCTAGTACTGCGGAAAAAGTCCGCTGGGCCACTCTGGAACAGTACGTCCTTTCCATCCCAAAAAGAGACAAGGACTGGGTTCTCCCACATCTGTTCACTGCGGGCCTCAAGGTACTCCTCTAGGGATTCCTCAAGGGATTTTTCTGA